GGGGGTCATGGATGGGTCAGACGCTTCTTCTCTGTGAGAGGATCCGTTCATACCTGTCTAAGGTAGTCAACCGTGAAGGCTGCCTTTCCTTATGAGGTAATCTTGGATAAGATCCAAGAGCCTCCGGTAATGATTCAAGACCTTCTAGACCTAAAGAGCACGCTGTGCTCCAGTTGGAATAGATTGTCTGACTCATTACGGATTTAACCTTCTCGTCGAAGGTTGCTGATATGACTCGAAGCCTTTCGGCATCGAACATCTCAGAAGAAGTATAAACCAATTGGTTTATCTTCTTTCTTAGCCCCATTAGGGCACTAAGAACAACTTCGGTAGGTTGGTGGAAATTGAGTGTTCGCTCAACCATCGTTGCCAGGTTATCACCTGGTAAAGAGAAGTTGAGGCCAAGAGGTTCACATAAGTGAGCCACTTGGTCAAAGACCACTTTCTGCCTACTACTGAGGAGGCATCTGCTCTGTCGTCCGAGTAAGAGACATAAGTCAAGGAAATTGTCATCTGACATTCTCCTCCACTTCAACTGAGGTATTACCTTAGTCTTAGTGATAATCTTTCCTGCAAACTCTGAGAGTGTGCTGGAAGATATTGACTTGTCCTCTGACCAAGGACAACTCATCCGGTCTAACATGGCGATGTATTTCTCATAGAGCTTGCGCTCTAGGATAACTACATCATCTCCCACAACATAAAACTGGTTGTCATAACGACCACCAGCCAAATGAAGCAAGAGAAGTCCATGTGTCAAGGTGAAAGCTGCAAAGCTTGGGAATAATCCCAAGGGTTGCCCTTTCTTCCACTGGAGGACCCCTATTGGGGACTTCCATTCTCCTCGAGAGATCTCCTCGAATAACTCGAGATGATCCCAATCCTGCTTATCGATGATTGCACGTAGTGCTGTCATCTGCAGAGTGAGGGGAAAGTTATCTGTCGCTGAAGACAGATCAACTGAGTGGACCTGACCACCTTTTTCAAGGTGAGACTGAATGGGTGGAATTGCTTTTGATTGATCAAAAGTACAATCCCAGGGTAGTGATCGAACCAAACCATAAAGCATCTGACCTAATGGTCGGAGTGCTTCTTGGTGGATTCGGAAGGGTGAGGCTACAGAACGTAGCTTCCCTCCTGGTTCCTGTATGAAGTGGATTTCTCCACCTCGGATCGGAGACGAGAGATTCTCTACTTTACGTAGATTATCTAACATCTTCTTCCGGAAACCTAAACCATCTAACAAGGGGCGATAAAGCCTCTTATATTTGGAGTAGAGTTCCATACCGGGCGTGGTGTTGAAAATCTGGAGATCATCCAAGATTTTCTCACCTTGCAATACAGACTTTTGTCCGTATAACCGTGGAGCCTTCTTACCAGGTGAACCCTGGTAAATCACTAACGGCCTGTTGCAACAAGCAACAGGACGTCTTTGCACTGTTTTGGATACTGTCTTGGAAAAGGAGCGATGAAACTTCTTATCCAAACCGTCTTCCGATTTCTCGGGAGACAAACCTTTGAGGAACTTTTCCTTCTGGCTCTCAGTGAGAGCTGGTTGGATGTAGAAAGTATAAGCCATAAAGGCCTGTACTGCTCTACTAAAATTCCTTTCAGATTTTTGGGCCCATCGAAAGATGGAACCAATGGTCCCTGCAAATTCTTTCCTACGGTTCTTTCGAACCCAGGTCAGAGTCGGCAGGCCAGTATTAATCCGAATGAGATCTACCTTGAGACCCTTAAGTCTCGAGATGGTCCATTCGACTCCAGAACAGCGCTCCCACTTACACAGCAGCTCAATAAAGGGCTTGATTGTGTAGGTAGGAATGCCAATCACAAAGAGTCGACGCGTGAGTCCATCCTGATGTTGTTGAAAATTCAACATGGGGTACTCCTTTCCTCCGGAATTTCCGGAATAGGATTGCCTGAACATCAAGAAGACGACGTATCTTCTCTTAAGTCTTAGTTAGCCCACATACCAATGTCTCGTTTTCCCTAACTCCCGACTATCGGGGGTGTTCCGTCACATAGACGCAAGACCAGGAAGCCCGGAGAAATATCAAAATGATATAAGTTCGAGCCTTGGATATGATCCTCTAACTTTCGTATTAAAACGAAGGGAAGAGTCGTATCTAAGCGGTACTGACCAGTAGGTGCACTATGAACCCCGGATAAGGTCATACTACAGATGCTGTCTTCTAGACATTCATTCTGTAAGTAATGACGCATTATCACATCGGATTTACATAGTTGCCATCTATCTGAGAGCAGTGTCATTCCTAATTCAAGAACTTCAGCCCTCTCGATTCCTATTTGGAAAAGATGTGGGTGTTCATGAATCAAGCACTTGGGTACCGTATAGGTACCCGGCTGTTTCTTGTGTTCATACATGATGGTCCTCCTTTCAGAAGGGGTTAGAGAGATGAAACACGGTGTGGGGCTA